GGGTTCGTGCCCCGTGCGGCGACGGTACAGGTCACGCTCCACTTTGGGCTGCGGACGGCTTGGGCAGCGGCGAGGCTAGCGGAAATGGTGCGCATAGATGCTCCGTAATGGTTCGTGGGAGAGGCGGATAACTCGTGACTTATGACGGATTACAACCCCATACGTGACCAGGCGGGGTTGTCGGCTGCACGAGCCGTGCGCAGGAGGTCCGCAGCATGGGTGCGATAATGGGTCGCTGCACCGGCTAACGCGGCGAGGGCGTGCTCCGGGATCGCCGGGTTCTCGCTCAGTTGGCGGCAGCGCAGCGTACACGCGAAGGCAGCCGCCAACGTCGCCAGCAGCAGTTGATGGCCGTCCGGTACGCTCGTCGCAGTAGCCGCGTCCAAGTCTTCGATTTCATGCCGTTTGGTATAGCGTACGCGCATCGCCTGCCCCGCCTGGGGCGTAGCCGTCTCCACATAGATCGTTTGGTCGGCGGCATAGCGCCAGCGCTGTTGGAGAGTGCCAAAGTCCGCCTCGTCGCTCCAGGGGTAAGCCACGGCAAGAACGTCCTTGAGGGCGTCCACGCTAGACAGGTCTTGGTACGCGCCGCCGCTCGTTACGGTGACGCTCGATTCATACACGAAGTATTCGTCATACTCCGCCAGCGCCTGGCACAACGCCTGGTCCTTAATTGCTTCCGTCCACGTCGATGCATCAGCGGCGGTTGCCAACAGCGCGTCGACCGCCGTGCGATAGGCTGCGAGATCGGCCGTCATCTCTTGTCTCCTTTCTGTTGAAGCGCGCTGATCGCCGGACGGCGCCTGCGCCCAGTCAATACACGCAGATTCGCCACCGCGCGCGTATGCCTCGCCCGCGCAGCGGATAGACTAATGCCCAGGCAACGCGCGACTTCCCTGTGACGTAAGGGACACATATCGGCATATCGTACCGCCAGAGCCTGTCTCTGGTTCGCCGGCAGGCCATGCACCAGCGCCGTCAAAGCGTCGTATGTATCTCCCCGGCAGACCAGTTCGAGGGGATCCTGCTGCAGAGGGTCTGCGATCCCCTGCCCGGCAAGTTCCAGGCTGATAAGGATCGGCCGGCGCGTGGCGAGGCGATAACAGTCAATTGCCAAGTTGCGCGCCGCGCGCCACAGCCAGTGTTCCGGCGTCTGAATCGACGCCCCCTCGCACAGGGCCTGCAAGTAGCTAACGAAGAGTTCCTGTACCAGATCATCAGCTTCTTGTGACCGGCAGACGTTGGCGAAATAGGCTGCCAGCGGATCGTGCATTTTGCGATATAGCTCATCCGTCGTCATCGTGCCTTGTCCATCTGTTTCGCCGCCGCGCCAATTGCATCAACGTCGTCCTAGGGTCTGCGCCAGAGGGTGAACGCGAGCCCGCCTCCCTGGCGCAGATGTTCAGGCCGCTCTATCCCAAACGGAACCCCTATCCTTCGAGAAATGTGAACAGAATATCTACATTCTGGGCGGCAGTGCCCGATGAGCCGTCGTAGTCCAACAGCCAGGCGATAACCGTATCGTCCGCCAGGTGTAGCGGGTTATCGCCATCCGCCAGGTCGCCGTCGAAGTCCTCGGCGGCGAAAACCGCGGGCACGCTGCTGTCGCCGGTTGCGGCCGCGGCCATGATGCCGTCGGCGTCGGTCGTCGTACCCAGTTGCAACGTAGCGCTGTTGCTGTTGCTGCCGCAAGCCGACACCTCGATCAGCGTGGCTGCGCACGGCAGTTGGATGACGCCCTGCTGATTCGCCGCCAACGTACCGCCCAGATGAACCGCCACCGTAAAGCGTGCGCCTTGCATGGAAAACTCCTTACGTTTAGTTTAGATAGGCTGTTTCTCGGTTCGTCATCCGTCATGAGTTACGAGTCAGGAGTCACAAGTCATTGATAACGCATGACTCGTAACGTGTGACTCATGACCCCTCACGCTACATTGGCCTTGCCGATGCCCACATACGTGCTCACGCCGTAGGTCCACCAGTCGCGCACCTTCACCGGCAACGTATCGTTGGTGAACATCAGGCCGGCCGTTTCGCTCGCCACCTCGAAGATCTCCGGCAGAGGATGGCTCGCGCCCGCCGGGTTCGAGGCGTACGCCATGTGAATCACCGGGTGCAGCCGCGGGTCGACCAGATACGCCCAGTCGTCGGCGTCCGTCCACTCCGGCACAGCCACCGGAATCGGCCGCGGGTCACCCGGGCGGCTCAGGGCATAGGGGTTGATCTCCTGCGCCGTCCCTGCCGTGTTGGGCTTGCCCGCATCGCCGGCGCCGTAACCGAAGAGGACGAGAGCGCTGTCGTATAGCTCGATGGGCACGAGGCAGAAGGTCGGCCACAACGCCAACGGCTTGCCCGTACCCGGGATAGTCTGCTCCCAGATCTTGGTGCGCGCCGCAGCCCAGGCCGTATCGCCTAATGCCGTTGTGCTCAGGTTGCCGTGGTCCGAGTGGAACAGCGCCTTGCTGTCATCCGCCAGCACCGGCCCCGTGCCGGCGTTAGCCGTGAAGAGTCCGCTGATGGCGGCGGAGCGGGTGCGCAGTGCAGCCTTCACCAGTTCGCGGGGGATAGCCTGGATGCGTTGGATGTCGCTCTTGCGGATCGTTTCCAGCGTGATGCCCACGTAATGCCCGTATTTGGTGAAGCTCATACTCTCTTTCGAGTCGCCCACCGTGGCTTCCGTGTAGGCCGCACCCTCCGCCACCACGGGCAGATTCGCTACTCCCTCCACCATGACCAAGTTCAAATCGTGCGTCGTGCCTGCATGCGGCGTTACCGCCACCAGCGGCTCATACCAGCGGTAGGTCGTCATATTGTCGTAGTGCATACGCACCACCCGGTTGAGCGCGTCCACCACCATCCCCGCCAGCGTGGTCGACGTTGCCGCAGCCAGTTGGCTCCATTCAGGGTTGAACACGCCATACCAGTTGTGGTCGCCGGTGATCGCCTGGTAGATGTCGCGGATGCTGCGCAGTGAGGGCGGAGGCGGATCGACGTTGCGCACGCCGAAGAGCCAGTCGACGGCGTGTTGCAGCCGGTCCTGCGGGGTCTGCATATCCCCTGCCGTGATGGGCCGGATGCCCCGCACGAGCGAACGTTCCAGCGCAGCAGCCTGGGCCTGCCGTTGAGCCAGGATCAAGACCGTAGCCTCCGCCGGCGACTTGCCCGCGCACGCCAGCCGCATCGCAGTCTGCGCCGCCGCCGGCAGGCCGGATGCAGCGATCATCTCCTCCACCCGCCTGGCGTCGTGGAGCGCCTCCGATGTACGGTCTCCATTAGCCGGCTCCCCTACGTGCGTCCCGGTTGCGCCGCCTCCCCCCTGCGCGACCGGGGTTACGGGCTTCATCGTGCCGTCCGGCAGCCAAATCGCATCAGAAATCGGCTCACTGTATCGGTTATTCATGGGGCGGTTCTCCTTTAACTTTGCGAGTTCGCGTAGTACATAGGTGTCCGGCACGGCCGGCGCATTGACGGCCGATGTCTCTTTGCCGCGCGGGCGAATGAAGATCAGTTCACACGTTGCCTGGCGTCCTCCTATCCGATAGGTGCGGCCGGCTTGATGCGGGCATGCCAGCCAGTCCTCGCCGCACACCGAACACTCGATTGCCTCCCAGTACCAGCCGATGCTGAAGCGATCGATGATGCCTGTCAGGAAGTCGCGTATGCCGCGCGGCGTAGTGAGCCGAATCGTCTGTCGAATAGCAGCCCCCTCGCCGCCCCCCTGCACAGAGGATGCGATCACTGTGCCGTCACGACTGCCGATATCCTCCGTGTCGTGGTTGCGCAGGAAGGGCGCGCCCACGAAGCTTGCCGCGAACGCCCCCATGTCTTGCTCGCGAAAGCGCACGTGATTGGCGTTCTTGCCCTGGCGGAAGACCACGGCGTCGAATGTCAGTTCCGCCAGTTCTCCGGCCTCCAGTTTGCGCACCAGTGTGCGCCGCCGCTCCGCCGGCCAGACGGCTAATACGCCGCTCCCCGCCGCGGACGTCGCCAACCGCATCAGCGCTTGCCGCGTTGTCGAAGACTCGATTTCACCCATTTGCGTACCCTTTCTCCTGAAGCGCCCGATCTGATCTGCATTGTTAAGCCCTCATGGCAATCCCGCGGCCATGTTCATTGCGCCGTCTCACCCTCCTGCAATATCTGTTCTATCTCCTGCTCGGACAGCGTCTCGCCGGCGAATTTAGCGAACATGCGCAGCGCGGCTCTGCGCAGCGCCGGGCCGTTGCCCGTGAGTTGCGCCAACTGCGCCAACCCCGCGCTGAGTTGTTGCGCAGCGGTCGCCAAGTCCCGGTTGTCCTCCGGGCTGATATCGGGCGTGATTGCCTGGATGTCCGCCGCGGCGCTTCGCAGCGATGCTTCAGCAGAACTGACCGCCCGGTAAGGACGCCCCTGCCGTACGCTCCGGCTGCGCTCCCATGCCTCCAGCGTGATCTGCGTCAGCATGTGAACCAGGTACGCCTGTCGTCGTCGCAAAAAGCGACGACGCTGCTCCGCCATCACCTTGCCCGTCGCCAGGTTGCTGTCCTCGCCTTCGCCGATGTCCAGCAACGCTGTTCCCGGCCCGCCCGCTACGATCATCCAGCGAATGGCGCGTCCGTCCTGCTCGGCGTCGGATGCGTGCAGCGTGGGCGTCACCGCCTGCCACGTCTCCGCATCCTGTTCGGCGATGATCACGCTGCCGGGGTCCGGCGGCGTGCGGTAACGCTCCTGCAGTTCGGTGCGCAGCCGCTGCGGCGCATGCACGATCCACAGAAAGGAGCGCACGGCGGCGTTCAGGCGCACGCGGTCCTCCAGCCAGCGGTTATAGCGGCGCAGCCAGGGTAAGATCGGCGCCAGGTCAGATTCCCCGCGCACCGCGCCGATCGGCCGGTTCACGGCGAAGTGCAGCATCACCGGATGCAGGTCCACGCCCGCGGTCGCCCCTGCATCCGGATGATGCGGTGCAAGCCACCACTTTTCCGCCACCCCAACAGGCGCGGTCTCGCGGTAGCGCAGTTCTGTCTCGTAATCCTCCGGATCGACCTCGACGGACTCGATGCGACAGGCCGGCACCGTACGCACCGTGCTCATGCCGGAGATCGGGTTGGTAAACAACACCGCGAATAACTCACCGGAGCGGGCGAGTTCGTCGCTCCACTCGCCGATGCGCTGTTCCATGTGGTTATGCTGCCAGAATTCGTCGATGAACCGCTGCAGGGGTCTGCAGGGGGACCGCAGGGTGATGCCATGCCCCACCGTGTACGAGGTGGTCAGGCCGATCATGCGCCTCGCCAATGGATTCTGCTGCCAGGCCGTGCGCGCATCGGTCAACTCCTGGAATAACTCGCCCCAACTCTTGTCGATCGGCGTGCCGGCTGGCCGCGCCACGAGACCGTCGCCTGCCGCCCCAACCGGTACGGCGCTCACCGCAGCCAGCCCGCTGCTGCGCAGCGACCGCGCATCCAGCCAGGCGAACGCCCGCCGGATCAGATTGTGGTTATCCATAGCCTTCCTCACGATTGCCCGTACCTTCCTCTGGGATTGCGCCGTCATGACTAGCGGCAGTGCCGTTCAAATCAAAAAGAGGCCGAATCGATCCCGGCCAACGGATCGGCTGCGGGCACAATGTGCGCCGATGCAACCCGGTTGTCCTGGTTCGCAGCCACAATCGCCAGCGCGAAGCTGTCGGCCCGGTCGTCATGCAACCCCTGCGGCGCGCGTAACGTCGACGCCTCGATGCTGGCGATTTGGCCCGCCGTCTCAGCCGTGTGGATGACGCATGCGCCGTCGCGTACCGCATCCGCCAGGGCGTTGTAGAGCAACGTCTTGCCCTTGGCGTTCGACAGCCAGCCGGGCTTGCCGTCGTGCCCGCACAACACGCGCGACCCGCCTGTCGCGGCAAGCGCCGCCAGCACGGTATGGCCGTGGTTGTTGCGCTCGGGCAGGATGGCGGCGTCGTTATACCAGCGCGCCAGTTGCGCCAGGTAGCCCGCGAAAACCGTCGGCTCGATCCTTCCTGCCAACGCTGCGACCTCTTCGCCCGTCGTCGCGTCGAGCGCTGTCGCCGCCGACTCGTCCGAGTTCGGGTTCCCTTCCGCCGGATCCGCGCCGAGGACGTAGGCGCGGCCGGGCTGGGGCGTTACGTACACGGCGAGCCCCGGCAGCGAAGGCGCGGGGCGTGGCGCGCCGTGCATCTCGATGCCCGACGGATGACGGCCGAGCGCAGCTCGAGCCGTGGCCGCTTGCGGCGCGGAAGCGCATGGCATGAAGACGGGTTCAATCCACTTATACGGAATGCGCCGGTCGAATTGCAGAGGCGCCAGCGCTTCTTCGGGCGTTGCCGGATATTCGGCATAGAAGTCGTCGTCTGTGCCGCGCTGGGCGAACATCTCCGCCTTGGTGCGCGCATGCCAGACCGCGTCCCGGTCCGGACGCGCCTGCCAGGGCAGGAAGATCGCCTCATACGCGCCGGCCCCCTCTGCGGTCGATGCATTGTTCGCCGCGCGGAAAAGGTTCTTGAACGGCGACACGGGCCGTCGCTTGTCGCTGGTGCTGATCAGGAAAAGCTGCCCGCCCCCGTCGACGGTGGGCTTCACGGCGTTGAGGAACTGCCCCAAATCGGGGATGAAATCGGCCTCGTCCACGATCGCCAGCGAACCGGTGTAGCTGCGTCCGCCCTTCGTACTGAAGGCCAACGCCCGCGAACCGGTCGACAGCTCGAATCGCGTACCGCTATCCTGCACCGTTACACGCGCCCGCAGCCAATACGGCAGCCGCACATACATGCCCTTCAACCGGCCTAGCAACTCGACCGCCTCCGCCTCCTTCAGGCTGAAGAGCAGCACGATCGCCGGCGAACGAAAAGTCATCAGCCACAACGCATAAGCCAGGGCCAGCCACGACAGACCTAGCTGCCGCGCCTTGAGGACGACCAAGCGCGAGGCGCGCGCCATCCGCCGAAGAGTGCGAACCTGGGCGGGCCACAGGTCGAAGGGGGCCCACGCCGGCAAATCGTCGGCGCCGGAATTCGATGCTCGGTAGATGCGTACGTAGCGGCTCGTGAAGTAGGCGGGACTGGCGGCGCACTTCAGCCATTCAACGGAGACTTGCGATCGGGGGATCGGGCGTTCAGGTTGCTCCGACGTTGCCGCCTGTGCCTCTCGCCGCCTTTTCACTATGCGATAGTCACTCATTCCAACGCTCCAACTCGCGCTGGGCGGCCATCAGATCGTCCGCCGTGAAGCGCACCGTCTCCGCGCCCGCTTCCTGCCCCGCGGCGGGCAGCCCTAACTCCGCGCGCTGCGCACCGATCAGGTCCTTGAAGAGCAGGCGCAGCGTAGGCAGACGCGTGCGCGCCTCCTCTGAATCCAACATGTCCATCTCAGCGCGCAGCAGTACGTCGAAAACCGTCTCCAGCAATTGATCGATCATCTGCAGGCGACGCTCACGCGCGTCGAAACGCCGGTCCTCCTCGCCGGCGCGCAGCCTTTCACGCTGCGCCTGGTCCCAAGCCTCGGCGCGCGCCGTCCAGTCCCAACGCCGCGCAGCTTCACTCCAACCTTGACCGGCCCGCTTGCCGCGCAGCCCCTCCAGCCGGGCTGCCATGCGATACGCCTGGTTGAGTGTGCGCTTCGGCCCTAGCAGCCGGTAGATCTCGAAACGCGCATACCAATTGCCCGGCTCATTCGGCAGACGCTCCCACATCGGAACCGCTTCTTCTGACATTGCTCCCATCACTTCCGGCTTGGCGCAGGCCGGTCATCTGATGCAGCTATCACGTACTGTGCACAGAATAGAACATTTATTCTGATCGTTTCAAGAACTTCTTTCCGGAACAAATTCGCACAGGGGATAACTGGCGGACAACGGGGAAAACCGCGTCTTATGTGGATAACTCTGTGGATAATCTGCGGCGCCTGGGCATAAGTCGCGTCAAAATTCGTGTAGAAAGCGGCCGGCGGAATATGCAGAGGATGTGCGAGAACTGTGGATCAGCGCCGGATATGCTGCTCTCTTGCGTGTATTTCACGCCCGTTCTATTTGTTGGGCAACCAAACAAAGTGGACCGTAACGCTGGATTCACTACCCGTTATGAGCGAAAGTCTACCCTGGATGTGGGCCAACAATATGGGGGCAGCGTGCGCCCCTAGACGACGTCTGCGGCGCGGAAGGGGAGAGAACAATTCTTTCTCTATACGAAAATCGCCCGCCGGCAACGTTGATCCGGCAGGCGACATGTACCCATGCAGGAGATTTTGCGCCGTTCAGCGCTGTGGC